ATGGAATACATGAAACAGACTACAGGCTGTATAATCGAGCTATGAAGTTAATTGATAAGAATTATGAACCAGAATAAGACCGTGCAAATTTCATATAACTATTCAAGCGTGATCCGATGTGACCGGAACGAGATGTTAATGTCAACAAAACGATATAATCCGGTCATATTGGATACGCTTTGTTATATGACGTGGCGATTGAAGCAAAAAAATTATTTAGTGTGAGGCAGGACGCCGAACACGTAGGGAGGATTAGAATGTCAGAAAAAATAATAGATAAAAATTATGGAAGCATACCTCATTTATCGACAAGTAAATTGACGCAACAAGCTGACAAGAAAATACATGAAGGTCAGGAAAAAATATTAACAGAAAAAGAAAGAGACTGGAAAGATACAATAATAATTACTGAAAAAATAGATGGGTCGAATGTCGGTGTAATTAAAAAGGATGGTCGGTTGATTGCTCTATCGAGAGCTGGATATGATGTTAATAGTTCACCATACGATCAGCATAAATTATTTTATAAATATGTTTATAATAATGTGTCAATGTTTTCATGGCTTCCTGATGGATGGCGTGTTGTGGGAGAGTGGTGCATAATGGCACATGGGACGATTTATGATATATCAGGTGAAAGCCCGTTCGTTGCATTTGATATTGTGAATCAAGAAGACGAAAGAATAACATATATTGATTTTATAAAAATATGTTCTAAATATTCAATTCCGACAGTCCCGCTTTTACATATAGGGCAGGCAGTTAGCATTAAAAATGCTGTTAAGCTAATGGGCAGTGGTCACTACGGAAAACCGGACAAACCAGAAGGTTTCGTTTGTCGGGTTGAAAGAGAGGGTAAGGTCGATTTTTTGGCAAAGTGGGTTAGACATGACAAAGAAGACGGGAAATATCTTGATAATATTATATGGAACACGGGTAGCGAGCCATGGAGGGCGAGCCAGAGTTAAGCCATGTCATATAACAGTTGGTGTGCGTCTGTTTTGACGTATATTATAAAAAAATAGGAGAATAAACGAATGTTCATCCGAAAATCAAAAATACAATCTCATATTAACAATGTCCGAGAGGCTGAAAAGCACAGACAAGAAAGAATATGGAATAAAAAAATTGATGAGCTCATACGGCAGCACAAAAGAGACATAATACAATTAAAAGGACTTCATTATAAAAAAATAGCGGAGAAGAATAACGAGATAAAAAAAGCCCGCGAAGGCTGGTTTTTGTATAAACAGAAAGCACTTGAATTATTCGAGAACATACAGAAAGTTAGTAATCTGTTGTGTGTCTATACCAGGAATACTGCCGATATGTATAAAACATCACAACAAATATCAGAAAGCATGGAGCGGGCTGAAAGGTTTATATTGAGTAATGAATCGAAAGTCAATAAATTATTGGGGGTTGAATGATGAACGTATTTGAAATAAATATAAAAACATTTTTTATTTGACATTTATAATAATAATTGATATATTGATATTGGTTAATGGAGGTACACTATGAAAAAAATATTTACAGTTATTATCAGTCTTTTAATTATCAGTGCTTCTGCCGAGAAGATCAACTGGAATAAAGTCATTATTGGTAAGTGGCTATGTAAAAATGTGTTGTTATGGGAAGAGCACTCTGTTGAAGATTTAATTTTTGAATTCAGAAAAAATAATAAAATGATTATTTATTATAAAAATAATTCAATACACGGAACAGGAATTTTTAAAATAAAAAATAATATTATCCAATTCGGAACAAAAGAAAGTCAATCATATGAATTATTTGATTATAATAACAATGAAATAATTCTCAATATAATAAAAGGTAAAAATGAGGTATTTACTTGTGAAGAAGATGGTAATTTTCCATCATCATTTACATTCATTAAAATAAAGTAGCTCCTGCGATACTCCCGGCGATAATACAGGCTACTCCTATTCCAACATAAAACTTCCAGTTTTCTGCTGAACCTGCGTCCAGAGTAAATTCCCTTGACCAATCACGTTCACATAATCCCGCGTTTACAGTAAAAACGCTGTTTTTAAGCCCTCCTGTGAGCCTCGGTTCGCTCAGGTCATAACACATCAACCTGTCGATTAAAACCTCTCTCCGTTCATTATATGCAGTCTGGTGCGGTTTCCAGCGTATCTCTGTTTGTTTTACTATTTTTATCTCTGGTTCAGGTTCAGAAAAAAATCCTGACAATCCTATCAATAAACCAATGATAAATGTAATTATATATTTCATAATATCCTCTGTCTCTTTAACTGGTTGAATGTCCATCGTGCTTTATAATCTCCATCAGTTCTATAACATATATCAATATCAGCTATATTTTTATATAAATTTTTCCATGTTTTTTTTATTGTATCTCCTCTGGAAGTGGCAATAAACGAGTCATATATTTCTATGAGTTCATGTGTCTCACTGTATTTTATGACTGCATTTTTATTCCCTGTTATTGAGTATGGATAATCCCATAATTTCAGTGAACAGGCAAAGCCTTTCGGTTTTTCAAAGTGCCGGCCAGATTCCATGCCGATAATCAACTCTTCCTCATCAACGCCGGATAATTCAATTACCGCGTATAGAACATCCGGCAGAATGTTAAACCGTATTCTATCATAATAAAATTTACCGTCTTTAATTATTACATCAAGAGTAATAAATCCACGGTAATTTTCTGCTGAAAATCTGCCGATTAACCGTTCAAATATTGTCTGTATTTTTTTAATTTTACCAGGAAATACTGTAATACAATTCGACCCTATGTTCGGGCCTTGTGATCCATTGAGTAATTTATTATCATTGATTATTACCGTCCAGAACGAAAATTCTTCGCCGTTCCAGAATGCTGTAAATCCAGCGTCAATACCGTTAATTTTTTCAATAAGAAGTTTTCCGTCTCTGATAAACTCGCCGTCTATTTCCGCACTGTTATATCGTATTCTCGGAACATCAAGACCAACATCATAGGCGGTAGCAATCTCGTACTCTCTCCGTTGCAGGTCTGCTATCATATTTTATCTCCTGTATTTTTTTGCTGCCTCTCTGTATTTTGAACTGTATTTCTTTCCCGCTTCCCTGTAATAATCAGCCGCTGTTTTCGGTTTCTCATACATAAAATCAGGTACAGTTTTGTCCCAGAATTTTTCAGGCAATCCGTCAGTTACTAATTTTGTTGCTGGAAATACATCTTGTATTCCTTCAACTTCTCTTTTTCCGGATATTATATCTTTTAATGTCCTTCCCCATATCGGAGTATATGACGCTGCCACTCCTGCCATGTGTCTGAATTTATCAGGAGTTTCTTTTTTCTTCACAGAATCAACAATACCGAATATAAGCGATAACGCATCACCGTGAGCAGCACCCATGTGAGTATCTTTGTAATTAATTGTTGATAACATCCACTCGAACGTACCCAATGTCCCTGCGACTCCTATTGATTTCCATATCCAGTCCCAGGCGTCTTTCGGCAAATCACGTCCCGATATTAAGGATCGTGCAAGAATAACAGGCTGTGCCCCTATTCCTGCTGCAATAAGCAGTTTTGTCATTGGCAGAAGATTACCCATTTTTGCTTCCTGCCATACAACATCTCTTATGGTATGCTTTGTTTTTTCATAAGAGAATGACTTAAACTGTGTCAATACCCGCATCCATGGAGATTTATTGAATATTTCAGGAAGGTCTTCAAAGTGCGCACGGTAGTTTGTATTGACTTCCATCTGCCGTGCCATACGCATTTTATCAGCTTCAGTCAAAAAATATTTTCCATTGGCATCTTTCGACAATTTACCGAGGGACATATCAACACGTTCCATCCTGTTAATAAACATTCTCGCCCGGTGTATCGACATCTTTTCACCTGCCGATAATCTCAATCCTGAATTCTCTGCCATCTTGTTAAACTTTCTCCATGATCCGGCAGTATTCAGTCTATCTGCGAGTTTCAATGTTTTCGCATCGTATGTATTGACTTTATCTACCAGTGCCTCTGCATGAAATAATCCTGTCATTATACCTATATATCGAGACCGTATATCAGCAGACCTGAATTTAGTCAGTTTTAAAAATCCCTGCCCCGTGGTTGACTCTCCATACAATGATCCAAGAATTGTCTTATGTGCTACCCTGAGAGAAGACGTTGCTCTGTTTGAGAACTCTTTCGCCTGTTCCCTTGTCATGGTTTTACTGATTCCAGACATTGCACTCAAAGCCTTAAAATATGACTTCGCTGAAGAATGAACAAGCGGTTCCAGCATCTGTGTAATCTGTCCAAGCTGAGAAAGCCCCATCTTTGATACTATTTCAAAATTTATTATTTTATTCGCCAACCATTGAGACTCAAGATCAGTTGGTCTGTTTCTGTTTGATACAGTATCAGCAAGGTCAACCGCACGTTTCATTATCCCTTCCGCTGTTCGGGGATCATACCGTGTTCCGGCTTCCATGTTTATATCAATTAATAAATTTTTCAATATACTATCATCAGCACCGAAAGCCCGTGCCCGGGCCACCCTGTTTCCTGCGTCCTCAAAATATTCCATCATTATTTCGACAGGCTTTTCAGTATAATAAAACTTTTCAGGCATATTCTTGAATTCACGAGTAATTTGAAATGATGACATTTTTTCATATTTTCCCGTGCTTGAATCAACATCTGTTTTACTTTTTAAATATTCAAGTGCACGTTCAATGTTTGCTTTTTTTGCATCAAGAGCATAATCAACTTCAACTTTAGAATCTGGATACATCCTCTGTAATTCTTCACCCATCCATTCAAGAAACTCTGCCCTGTTTTTACCGCCTTCTTGAAATTCTGGTTTAATAACATGACGATAATATGTCTGTAATTCTTCAACGGTAAGTCCATATTTTTTAAGTTCAGCAACAACAGATTTATTTATTGTATCAAGTTCAGTTGCAAGCTGAACAACACGTTCAGATGGTTGACCTGCCACTTCATTATATCGTTCAGGTGTTAGGTCAAGAAAACGTATTGCCTGTTTCTGTTCTTCTGGTGTATATTTTTTTACAGCATTATCAAAATCCTGCATCCAGTTCGCGGCGTATTGTTCCTCATAAAGCCTCATGTTTTTAATTACTTTATCCATGAGCGCTCCGGCTTTTGTTTCCTTCGCTACCATCGCACCTCTTGACGTAACGAATGTTTTATTAAATAACTTATATGCTCTGTTAATTTCATCCATTGTTGTTTCTGACTTCAAATTTCCGGCAGCGACATCCTCTGCTATTTTTAATATAGCAGGGTCTTCTGAAAATGACTGACGTATTTCTCTTGCCGTATCCTCTGTGACAAAATTCTGTCCCAATATTTCACGTTCTTTTGCCTGAAGTTTTTCAAGTTCAATAGCTTTGTCTGCTTCTTTAATATCACTTCTCACTACTTCACGTCTTTTTGCTTCAATCTCTTTCAACACCTGCGTCTGTGCCGCTGTTTTTTCTATCCGGGTTCTGCGCTCTGTTGCTTTTTCTGCTATCATTGAATCATATTCAGCCTTAGACCACCTCCCCCATTCCGGTTGATTGTCATAGCTTTTATATTCGTTTTCAATGTTTCTGAACACTTCATATTCAAAGTCATTCAATTGTGTCATTATATCATGATAATCAGGATCATAACGCCGAGTCAATTCTGCCTGTACTTTTCTTAATACTTCCTGCTGGTATCGTGGTTTGAGATTAACAAAATCAGGATTTTCCAGTGAACCTTTGTCCAGGTTTCCAAAGTCATTGTATATCGAAACAGGGTCTTGCAACCTGTCAATTGAATCCAACATTGTCTGAACAGAAGAATCGATCTTTTCCCTGATCTTCGGTTGGGAACCACGCCTCATCATTTCTCGAATATCAAAACTTTCTGCTTTATCTTTTTTTACTTCCTGTGCTTTTTTCGCGCTTTCCTCAATAAATGCTTTCGCGCTTTCAGGACTTTTTAATATATCAACAAGAACTTTTCTTTCAATATTCATCTGTTCAGCAATATCTCCAGGTACAAGATTTCTTTCCCGTGCCACTTCTTTCAGTATTCTCTCTGCCTTCGGTATCGCTCTGAATGTTCTTAGTGTTCCTATTGTTGCCAGATTAAGAATAAAATTTTCTTTCGTTATTTCATCGCCATGGAGTGCCGCACTAACACCAGTCATCAATGCCGTTTCTGCAGGAATATCAAGTGCTGTTTTCGTTACTTTTTCTGCTCTCAACGCTTTATTCACCGCGTCTTCAATTACTTCATTTCTGTTTACTGCTTTACGTTTTACTGCCCTTTCAATATTTTTAGCATATACAGATTTACCAACACCGCTGGCAACTCTTTCAATGAGTGCGGCACCTCCGCCAATAGCGGCCCCCATACCGAAACCCTTCAATCCCTCGATACCAGCAGAAGCCAAATCAACAGGCAGCCCGGCATTTACATCGTCAAGGGCCCTTCCAGCAGCCCCATGTGTTCCAAACGCCATCCCTCCCGTTGCGATTTTTCCAGCGATTGCAGGAAGCCCTTTTGTCGCAAGACCTCCTATTGCTCCACCAGCAGCGAATACAGGTGCGTCAGTCGCTATACTTCCAACAGTATGTGCAAGTTTTTCAGGTAATGTCTGTGGCTGATACTGATAGCCAGAGGGATGCAGTTCAGTTATTCCGAGTGCCTGGAGACCTTTCCCGACAACAGAACTTTCCGGTGAGTTAAATATTGCAGGAAGAACACCTCTGTCCTTTTCCTCTTTCCATCGAATAAAATCTGCCTTTTCTCTGGGTGTTGCATCTGACCAGTCTCCAAGAGGGCCCTTCTTTATTCTCTTTTCGATATAGTTTTTTGTCGCATCTGTATTTGAAAAATGGCCAATCCAATCAATGGGCTTTTCTTCTATTTCTGCCGATGGCTCTGGTGGGCCTACAAAATCACTGAACCGTTCTGGATCATATTTTTTTTCAAGCTGAAATTCTTCACGTTCACGAGCCAGAGATTCATTCCGCATCTGACGAAGCGGATTATCATCGCTCTGCCATTTCTCCTGTGCAAATTCGACACCTCTGTCTACCTTCCCCCCGGCCCATCCAACAGCACTTTCAAACAGGTCTATCGGGTTCCAGTTGTATTCTGGACTTTCTTCTTTTTCTGGTTCATCGGGAGAAATAACTCCTGCCGCGATTAAAAGATTTCTTTCTTTTTCTGTCATTCTATATCAAAAATTGATCTGTCTCTTAATTGAAAAGTTTTATTTTTTTGATTATACAATAATATTTTATCATCAGCAAACGGATGGTCTTTATATAAATAGGCTCTTCCGTTTGCCCTATGCTCCTTAATTCCCTTCTCGGCAAGTCTTTTTCTTTCAGCATCGTATGAGCTAATCAAATCATCCTGTTCATCAAAATACTCATCAATGTCTTCTTGTGTTTTCATGTCTTCTTCATTCCTAACACTATCAACAATATCTGCATCTTTTTCATTTTTATACACATCTTTGTTGCCAGTTGTTATTTTTCCTTTTTTCAGTATCCACTTTTTGAATTCACCTTTCTTCATCCCGCCAAGTTTTTCGGGATCCATTTCGTTTATCTGATTGTATATTTGATCTGCCATTTGCGGAGTTTCCAGTCCTTTCGTTACATAAAAAGTACCATTAATTCCGGGAACTTGAACAGGAATAGTATTCCCCCTTCTCGTGCTCCCACCGCTAAATCTTTTTTTATAATAATCATTAAACTGCATGGCGGAAGGACGACTTACCGGGTTCCATCCGAACGTGCTGGTCATATTCCGTTCTTTTGTCGTAAAATTATTATACCATTTTGTTGCTTCATTGAGATATTTTTTGTTTCCAGTTCTATCATATTCTTCAAGATTATACTGTATTAATTCATTATGTAAATCCTGATTCGCAGATAATACATCATCAGCGTTCCCGGTGAAACTTTCAACATTCAATTTTTTAAGATCATTCCAGCGTTGAACATTTTTATCGTAACGATTTTTTCTATAATTTTGTATATCAGCTTTTCGATACGCTTCATCATTTTCAAGATCAACCCGCCTCAAACCTCCATCAGATTGTTTAAAATTCCCATATTGTATATTGCCAGTATTAGCATCAACTTTCGCCATTCTGTTTTCGCGATACTGTTTTATTTTATTCGGATCAGTACCGAGCATTTGCGCCCGCTCCACGTCCTTAAGATGTATTGCCCTGTCTAATATATCACCTTGTTTTTTTATATCTCTCAAAGAAAGTTCTCCGGCGTTTATATCGAGAAAATCTTTCTCTGCGTCTTGAATTTTATTCTGGTCAAGATAACCCTGAATCTCTCTATACTGTGCCATCTTTGCCCTTTCTTCAGGGCTATATGTGGCAAGTATTTTCTGTGCTCCACTTAATTCTGGTTCCGGCCCATACCGTTTTAAATTTGAATCTATCAATTTATCTATTGCAGATTTATTTGTATTCTGGAATTCAATGTCATCAACATTTTTTCCCATCCTAAGATCATCCTGGCGTTTACGTTGAAGCAGCCCGCCAAGACCAACCATGGTATTTACACCAGACATAAAATCACGAATGGCTGTATTTTCTCGTGGATAAATTATTGTTGCCATAAATCCTCTCTTTATCTCCTCATTAATCGTGGATCAATATTTCTTCCTATTTGTCCCTGTATCATGTCACCCTGCACAAGTCCCTGCAATCCAGGAATATTTTGTGTCGCCATCTGCTGAGAAGCTGCACCAGCCCCAACACCCGGGTTCATTTTATTCATAAATCTTCCAAGCATCATTATTTCATTTAATCCAAATCTATTCTGTTTTTGTGGTTTCTGTATTATTTGTGCCATTTACTACCTCCTTTAATTCTGTTATTTCTGCTGATAAATCCTGTACTGATTTAATAAGCGGCATTATAAATTTGCCATAATCAACTTTTAATAAATCAGGATTACTTTCATCAACAACATTCATCCAATCTTCCTGTATTTCCTGTATCTCCTGTGCTATTACACCCATTTCAATTTCATCATCACCATTTATATACTTAAAAGAAACAGGTCTTACTTTGTTAATAAATTCAATACCGACATTAAGATCACTAACATCTTTTTTTACTCTTTTATCGCTGATGAGATGCCCCGCTGCCAACATTCCACCAACTCCCATTATATTATTCGGACTCAACAATCCTTCCTGCCCCGGTATTATTGCTTTTGTTTCGACACCAAGAGGAGTTCCCATGAGACCACTTAAACCGCTAAATGCCCCAAGCATCTGATTATAATAATTTGCATTTCCAGTATTCATTGCATTAAGCCTATCAAGACCAAATTGAGAATTATACATTTGACGCTGCGTATCATTATTTAACAAATTTGAATATAAATCTGCGTATGTATTATATCCACCCAGGGCCGTTTGATTAGCACTGTCCATCGCACCGGATAACGCACCAAGACCACTCATATATCGTGAAGTATCTGCATTTAATTGTTGACCATAAATATTCGCTGAACGACCAAGCATATTTTCAAGAGATGAATTTTCCATTCCTCTTTCAACATTATATTGCTGATTCAATAAATTTGCTACTGTATTTAAGGTATCATTTCTAATATCCTGTTCATTTGCCTGCCTTGCTCTTGAATATAATTCGCCACCTCTTGATGCGTTCATGTCTGTAATATTATTATCTCTCTGTCGATTAATTGCGCTAATAACATTATCCTGATATGAACTTTCCCATGGATTCATCATACCGTAAGAATTGCGTTCTGCCGGTGCCGTTGGCATATTGTTCCCGGCCTGATAATTATTAAGCAGATTCGTCATCCCGGGAAGACCAATTCCACCTGCTTCTTCCAAATTGAATTTCCCTGGTGTGTTATTAAAATCCACATTATTTACACCTGAAAGATTTTGATATTGTGTTTTGTCAAACGTATCTCCTTTCATTGTGTCAATTAAATTGCCATATCCTTCAAATAATCCCGGCAACTGTTCCCTTGACTGATTAGCCCATTCATTTGTTAATTTTTTTTGTGTTTTTGTTTGTGTACTTGTAGAACTCGGCTTTGAACCAGTGAAAAAATCACCTAACCAACTCATAATAAACCTCCTATCTGGTTATGCCAGCATCATTATATCCAATCAAAAGTGATTCTATTTCAAAATAACTTCCCAATGAATTCCGTATTTCAAAACGAACCTGTTTTCCACGTTCAACAAAATTAGCTATCTGTTCCATATATATATTATTTTCAGTATCAATCATGCTAATTGTTGTCCAATCAGACCAGTTCGCCCCGAAATCAACACTGCATCGAACTTCTATATCCCCAGTAGACTGCTTGATAAGCCCAATGACAAGTTCATTAAGCCTGACCGTATATTTCATATCGTTCAGAGGATAATCCCGTGTCGTTATTGTTGCCGTAAAATCAGTCCCGTTATCAGTTGTATAAATCGGCGCGAACTTATAAACATATCCATCTTTATCACCCAAAAAATACACATCATCAGAAAACATGTTTAGACAATCCCACCGACCTTCTATATCTTCCCAGGTATAACCAGCAGCAAGCCAGCTGTCCCATGTTTCTGCGGTCTGCTCAACAGCTTTCCCACCGCAAGTCATAAGCCCATAAACGCCTTCGATGTTACGATATAACGTCCAAATACTCCACGTTTTTTCTTGATAATTATAAACATATACCTTGTCGCAATAATCATTGTCAGTCGGGACAAATAAACAATATAAATTTTCACCGCGTATTAAAACAGCAAAACATTTATCAATCTGGTCTCTATTCATTTCAGAAAGCATTGTATTTATAATTTCAGTTCCAATAGGGATAACCTGTATCCCGTCAAACAAATAAATATTGTCCCATCCCATAAATATATGATACTGTCCCAAATCGCAAACAGTCCGTATTGACGGAGTTCCTACATCTTTAATTTTATTCTGGTTAAAATCAAGCGGGTCTGCACTCCCGCCCGCCGGAGTTGACCATGCCTCGGTAATACTTCGCGCCTTGTATATTATCAAACTTGTCCCAAGCGATGCCATCCCTTTTATTTCATCCTCGGATGTTAATAAATCATAATATATACCAGGCCAGTCTTCAGGATCACCTGTTTCTGACACATAAACTGCCTGAGGAAGAGCCGTCCCAGAATCAATCACGTTTCCAATATATGTATGCTCATATCCTATCGCGCCAAAATATCCTATATATTTTGCAGACAATCCAGACGCACCGCCGAGGTCTTCCATTACACCTGTTCCAGTCCACTTGACAATCGGGTCAATTCCATTCGTTGCCACCAGTATTTTCTCAGTCTCATCAGTATCATACGGAAACGCTATACTGAAAAAATTATCTGAATCCCCGGAAAAACATTGCCGTATCACATAGTCAATAGAAACTCCCGTTGCCCCTGTCCACGCAGATGATAATTCAAGATGTGTGTCGTCTGTTATTGAGTCAATCGAATACCATGTTGTAATCGAATTTATATCGTCACTCCCAAATCCAATATACCAGCTTGCCGGGGTTCCCGTTAAATCTTCCCATGCGGTTCCATCTCCAACAACAGTTGTGCTTGCGGATAATGTCACAGTGCCGGTATTATAACTCTTAGTGATATATTTCCATGCTCCTGCGGATGCCGTTTCCCATTTATACACATCCGTTGTCGTAAACGCCACAATATGTTTCACTGATGTTCTTAGCAAATCATACTGAACAACAGACAGAACTTCTCCATTCAGTTGATCGCCAAACTGAAAATATCCCCACCGTGAACTGACACGCCCTTCCTTGAACATGATATTCAGTCCGTCCTGACATTTGTTCTCTGGAATAAACCGTGCCGGATAATCCTTTACTATTCCGTATAACTGTGGAACAAGAAAATGCTTCACTTCACTGGAACCGCCTTGACTTTGATTTCTGATTTCTGACAAGCCAGGGGGCCAATCTTAAAACTGAACCCTGTTATTGCCAACGCAACAGCAAGAACTATCAATATCAACTTCCACCAGTTTTTAATGAGTATTTGAACTAATTTTATTTTCCAATTCTCAGGCATATTGTATCCCTCTGTATTCAAAATATGTAGTCGGATTGACCGTGCTTTTTTCAACATGAACCTCAAAATGCAGATGATGAGATTTATTCAGTTTACTCAGCATACTGTATCCAATAACCGTTCCTCTTTCGTATGTTTTTCCAGCAATAATTTCTGGTTTAATTTTAACATGAATGAATTTAAGTTCATCAAACATTATAGACTCAAGAGGCTCAACGGCCATCCCGCCGCCCCAGTCATCTTCCCATATCCGAAGAACCTTACAAAACTCAGGAAATATAATCGCCTGTGGTTTCCAGAACTTTATGTCCCACGTCCTGAGATCAACTCCCCTGTGAAATGTTTTCCCGCGAGGGCCGTATGGGCTGGTTATTTTTTGAACTGGTCTATCTACCATGTTTACCTCGGCACATTATTTCATGTTCACCTTTAAGCTGATTATGTGAATCAGACAATAAATTATATTTCTTCCATAACTCGTTCACATTGTTTTTAAACCCATTCACTACGAAAGCAATAATAAACTGAATGATAATAATAAGCCCGCCAATAATACTGATAAGCAATTCAACAACATGATAATCCGATACATTCTGCAATCCAATCTTTCCCCCTTTCCACTATGTCCAGGTGCCAGCGGCCCCAGTACTCGCTCCCGTTGTTTTTCCTGTTAATATGCCGTTTGTAAATGTCAGCGTTATTCTCCAGTTCGCCCCATCGTCTAAAGTCAGTGTTCCGCTTAATCCTGAATCTATCTGACTTTGTATTTGCTCAAAATCATAAATAATGCTTTTTTGATTGTCTTCAACAAGATGAATCAATTCAGAATCAAATCTCATCTGTCCTGTTTGCGATCCATCAACAGGAACCATGGGCAGTTTTATGTCATGTCTTGTTTTAAATTTCATGCTGAATAATATAAAATCTCAACCACATAATATAAATCAGATGTTATTACACCATCTAATGACATGACCAAATTAGTGTCATTCCATGAAAAATTTTGAACCACATGATCACCAGTAGTATCATTAAAATTTTGCATAAAAGTAGTACCGCCATCATCTGTATATCTGAATCCTGCTATGCCTAAAATATACACTCTTCCATTAGCAATACCATGTGCAGCCTCTCCGTACGCTGCTCCACTCACGACGCTTATAGTAAGTGTCTTAATATGTAAAGAAGTATCGGTGGTATTCGACCCAATAGTTCCCACGCCACCTCTTCTTAATGCACCTGCAACACTTATAGAGCCATTAATAAAAACATCTTTATATATCCCCACACCACCCCCAACTATTAATGCACCCGTCGCATATGATGTTGAATTTGTAGTGTTGGATATGGTCGTAGCACCCGCAAGTGTAGCTGCTCCCAAATTAGTAATAGTACAATACTCCGTGCTTTCATCTTTAATAACAAATGCTTTCCCGGTAGCCGTAGCTTTAAGATGTATACCACCTGCCACAACAGCCGGACTTGTTTCCCCGCCAGTTGCTATTTTTCCGGATGAGTTAATTCTAACTCTTTCGCTCCCACCTGTACTTATGGCAACAGTATCAGCAGCAGGGAACCATATTCCCGTATTTGCATCACCCGTTGGGTATATTGCCGGAAGGGCCGCCGAACCTGCCGAAGTAACAATCGTACTCGTAAATGTCGCACGACCAGTTACACTAAGAGTGCTGCCCAAAGTAACAGGCCCCGCCACGTCAAGAGTGCCAGCCGTAGTAATAGCTCCGGTTACTCCGAGTGTACCCCCAACAGTCGTGTTCCCATTCACCGCTGTTACTATAAATTTATTCGTATTTATCGTCAAGTTGCCAGTTACGGCAAGAGTACTCGCCATAGTAACAGCTCCGCTTATTGTTGCAGTTGTGCATATCAACGGAGTTGAATCACTGCCAATACTCGTTCCACTGGTTATCTGTACGGCACTCCCGCCGCTTTCAGAAATATAAAACAATTCAGCTTTTGAAGCATCATCCGAAACATACAATCTTCCAGCATTTGCAATACCAGACGGAGCGGAGCCTGTTGTGAGTGTCACCTGCTTATGTGTGCCGTCCTGCTGATATGCAGAAGCGGTTGCGGTAGCAATCCCCCAGTTATGGTCTAAATCCATACGTTCATCAATATCTTTCCTTAAATACTGTATTTCTTGATAACCGAGTCCGGCCTGCTCCGTAGGCGCTGGCCTGGTATTGCTCCACTCTCTTGTATGACCTGCCATTTACTTCACCTCTTTTAGTTTTTTCTCCTCTTCAAGCGGATTCCCCAAAACATTCAACACAATATCGACACCCTGTTTGTTCTGTAATCCGCCCTGCTTTAATGCAAGATCACACATTTGAGTAATTAAATTTTTTACATCATCATTAATTTCGTACTTCATACTGCCTCCAGTTTTTCAACTTTAATTTGTAATTTTTGAATAGCTCCATACATGGCCGATATAATAGAATCAATATTTAAATTTTTACAATCTTCAATTGTATCATATATTTTTTCAATCTTTGTCTCAATTTCACCTTTTTCATTTTCAACTGAAATTTCTTTTTCACCGACGGGAACAGTGCCGATAAACTTCTGAACACCAACAGATTTCTGAAAAATCTTTTCAACATCATCAGCCACCCACCCGACCTTATGCCGGTCTTTATGTATTTCGGCATCAAAATAATTATCGCGTAATTTATAATATTTCAATGGAAGATTTTTAACATTATTATAACAAATATCAAGATCAGCGTCCTCGATATTTTCTTTTAATCGTGCATCACAGGTATTCGTCCATGTCGTGCCGGTTGACAAACCAGCAGACCCGGTCACATCTAATTTATGAGATCCTGAAGGCGTCATCGCAATTCCCATGTTACCGGATATGTCTATTCTCGCTCTTTCTGTAGGAGTATATGCAATATCTTGCGTTAATGAGCCATTTGCATAAAATTTTATAGCTCCCTGTTGCAGTAATATAAAACATGCGTTACCAGTTGAAATCGGAATGTACTGATAAGATGTGTTGTAGAACATATTGTTGCAGATCATTATCGGTGAGTTGGCATCCTCTGATTTATAAGCCATGATATTACTATTTCCGCCCATTTGCAACGACGCATAATATGTATTTATAGTTTCAGGAATTTTACTTATCCCCACATTTGCGGATGCGTCAACTCGAACTCTTTCACTTCCTCCGGTACTTATAGCAACAGTATCAGCAGCAGGGAACCATATTCCCGTATTTGCATCACCCGTTGGGTATATTGCCGGAGTAGCTGCTAAACCTGCAGAAGTAACTATCTTGTTTGTGAATGTCGCAAGACCAGTTACACTAAGAGTGCCAGCCACAGAAGTATTTCCACTTGAAGCGGCTACATTAAATTTATTTGTAGCTACTGAAAAATCGCCAACAACATTTAATTTCTTTGCTATATAAACACCGCCGGCCACTGTTAATGCACCGGAAGTCCCAGACCATTCCGTAGTATTTGATATTGAAGTTACGCCTGAAGCTCCTATTGTAGTAAATGTCGCTGCTCCCGCAGCGTTCAGCGTTCCACCAATATACGCTGCTCCAGCAACGCCAAGACCTCCAGAAATAACGGCTGCGCCGGTTATCGTACTCGTGCTCACCGCTGTATCAGTTACACGCAGTGATTCTGTTGTCGTCCTTCCGGTTACATTCAAAGACGTTACTTCATACACCCCGGAGCCTGAGGACCCGGCAGTTATTAAATTGCTATATGGATTGTCTTTAACAGTCATTTAAAACTCCGCATAGTGAACAAAATAATGTGGTGACTGCCTTCTGCGTCTGTCCTCATTTTTCAGCAAATCCAGGGCCTGCCCAGACCGCTTTTCATAATACTGAGCCATGTCGTATTCTTTCAGTATTTCAGCCATTTCGGCACAGGCAAGATTAACAACAGCATCAGAACCATACGTTAATAAATCATCCGTGGTCGTTGCCGTTGACTCAAAATCACTTGAGGTCGGCCTGTCCAAAAATTGCCAATACAATAAATGCAATACTCTGTTTGAATCCTCTGGTTTCGGATACAACGTCAAAACATCTTTTGTGATCTCATAATAATATGGATATTCAGCAGTATTATCAGACTGCCATAATGTCGCCTGCGCTGCTTGTGTAGATACAGGAGAAATAACATCGCCAAAATAATCTTTGCCGTCAGTAAACAATATCGAAACACTTGTCGCCGTTGCGTTTGCGTTTGCTGAAATTGTGACCTGCGTTGAACTGTCAACACTGTCTATTGTTGTACCCGCATCAACTGAAGAATGATATACCAGCATCCCTGCCGATAAACTTTCTGTACTTGAAAGGTTCGTCACCGTGGCAGAATCAACAGTGAAATCCCCGGTCAATGTATATTCATTCCCGACAATCTCCCAGGCTGCTGAAATCATTTCCTTAAAATCAGTTGGAAGTGAATATGAATATGTACCTGCCACAGTGGTTATTGTTCCCCACGTCTGCATAAACCAGTAGTTATAATCCTGCTGGAGTTTTCGGTGGACATTCGCGATAATGCCTTCATCCCCCTGAAGAACGGCAGCCGTACCAGAGGGAACTGCTGAGTTTCCCCATATCTTAAAACATACCCGCTGATACGCCTCATACCACGTCATGCTGTTTTCTCCTCCAGTGATGCCATTATCTGAGAATACTGCATTTCACCAACAGGAATCGGCCAGTCATACCCATATAATTCATCACGCTGCTTTATGGTTGATCCATCATAAATATGAACAGTTATCCCCCTGCCCTCGGCAAACCCAACCCAGTATTCCAATGTCGGCTGCTGACGTTTGTATTGACCTTCATTGAGATCAATACCATACAGATATATCTCATCAAATCCTTCATCAATCGCCATTACCATGAGATACGCCACTGTCCCATCAAAAAATTTTCTATATTTACTCAAATAATAATCAATGGGATATTCCCGGGACGTCGGGAAACTGGGATGTTTTTTTTGCAAATACAACGGACACGTCAATTTCTTTAAATCGTTTACATACTTCTGTTTTTCACCAAGTTTATTAATTGCCTTATAGTGATGAAGCTCAAAGCATCTATCAGCAATCTCATTGAATTCGGGAACCGATGCCGGGAGTGTCCATATCTCAGTATGGACAATGCCATTATTGCGGTCTATATCGAACTGGTGTTTTGTCCTTCCTCCACCTATAATGGCAACAGAATTCATTTTTTCACCATCTTTGCCTTCGGTTCAGACTCAAGGAGTTCGTTTATCAATTCATCTGTTTTCTGTTCTTCTTCTGATTTTTTCGGCCGTTCAGTTGGAATAAAAACAAACCTCGGAACTTCTTCCTTCACCTGCTGATTGCCAACCTGTTTCCATCTGATTTTAACAGCACTTTTTATCGCTTCTACCACCGCAGTGGGAACGTCCACAATATCGCCATCACGATAATTAAAACCCTCCGCGTTTACATTCAGCTTAATATCTTTCCCAGGATGCTCAAGATTTCTTATTTTCCCATACACTCTAATTTTTTTGAAGTCCATACTGTCTCCTTGTTTTTTATTTCCCCGGGGGCCGAAGCCCCCAGGGTTAAAAATTTACTTTGCCCAAGCTACCCAGTTTATTGTCTCACCGGCAGCGTTAATATCGCTATCAGTGCTGATTGAAAAACCAAGAAAGCTATTGTCATAATCACCTGCTGTTACGCCACCAGACGTTACAGTAGATATGTCAGTAGCACCAGAACCGCTATCAACAATCTTCTGCCCATCGGCATCACCCAGGTTCGCTGTCCACACCATCATGCAGTTACCATCAACATTCATCAACCAGACTACATCCGGAATAAATCCAACGGTAATATTAAGTGCGGCCCCCGTTCCTTCAACAGTTCCGTAATTCATTAAAGCCATAACGTTACCTCCACGCCGTATAATAAATTGTGTCACCAGACACGTTCAAGTCAGTATCCGCCCCAATGGTAAACCCGCCGTTGATCGTGGTACTGTCTCCATCCGCTATCGGTGTCACACCAAGACTGGTTATATAATTAACCAGATCATACGCATAAAAATTCGCGGTAACTCCAGTAGCATTAAAATTAGTTGTTGCTCCGACAAAAGTTGTGGCAGTATTAATTACCGTCACATACATTATCGCAACGTGACTCGCCGTAGGACTTGCCAGGGCGGCCCTGACCGCTGTTATGGCCAACGCTTCAGTTGCGTACCCCGTTGCGTTGTTCGCGGCATCCTTACCGGCACCAATAACACCGTCCGTCCCTATCTCAAACCCGAACGCCCCATATTTATTTATGGGAATCGTTGTCGCCGTCGGCGCGGTTCCAGCAGCAGTGGCGGTTTTATCATAGACCCTGCCGTTCAGCAGATAACTGAACGCAGCGTTGTAAACCTGATCTGCCGTTGTTGCTCTCGCCGGACGCGGACTCGTCAATAGACCCTGCTGAAACGGGTGTTCCTTCCTCGCATACGCGTCTGTCATGTCCGAAGTCCATATCAGTTTCGTACACGATGTCGAATTCCACAGTTCAACCCGTGACGGAGTAAAGCCGAGCGTTACGTTTAACGAAGCACCAGTCCCGGTCGTCGTCCCTGTTATACATTGCTGTTCCATTCTTTACCTCCTTTATTATTTATTATGAACACTTATGCAGAGCAACCATGCTCATACCTGTAAAGGAAGTTGTCGTTTAGGATGGCAACATCAGTGGTAAACTTAAAACCTGCACTCCTTCTCTGATTGAGCGGATCATTACCTTCACCAAGTTCTTTAATGATGAGTTCCATGGAACTGCCGGTGAGAGGCGTAATCCCGAACGAGTCTTTCGCGAATATTATCGTGCAGTACAGGTCGCACGCGCTGTTCGCCGTAGTGTACTTCAGGTTGGCTGCCGTAGCAGAACCACCGCTGTCTGCCTTGATCTTCGCGTTGGTTGACTCGATAAACCTGATTTTACTGTACGACCCTACCTCTCCGGGAAGTGCCTGTGAAGGATCGGAATACTCATGCACATTTATAAAACTGGTGGTAAGAATCGCCCTCAGATCATACGTGGTGTACGGGTGAATAACAGCAAAATAAGACGCTGAAATCGGCTTTGTTCCAACCTTGTCAGAACCAACAATGGGGTTCTCTTTCCATGGAGTTGCGTTATTCGCATCCAGGGCCCTGATTATTTTATTCAAATCAGCGGCAGAAAGTTTAGAAACAACACTGGTCGCACCGGCAACACCATTGGCATAATACACCGAAGTGCCGGCAGCCACTGTGTCGCGGACAATCTGGTCTTTCGTGGAGCCCATGGTTTCGCCAAGAACTTCTGAAAGCTCAGTGAGGAGCCTTTTCCCGTCATTACTGGTAAACGCCGCATAATCAGATATTTCAACGTATGTACCGTACTGCTGAAGCTGTCCGGTGACATCAGTTTTACTCCATGACTGGGCGGTCGGAGTTACGCCTTCAGAAAGCGGGGCAAGAGGATTCGTCAACGCGCCGTACCGCCTCCATTTCGGCTGATCTCCTGAGTACATTTTTACCGGGTACGGCTGTCCGAAACGCTCATACGCCAGTTCAGGAAGTGCCCTCCTGAGTAAATTACGATTATAAAACGTGCGATCCGCAGGTTCTATCTGAGTAGTAGTTGTAGTAGCCATTATTTATCTCCTATAACAGCCCCATACGCTTCATCCTTTCTTTCTGGAACTCTTCTTCACTCGCTGAGTCCCAATAGTCTGAACCGTCTTTTTTAGCGGTCTTCGACACGTTCGACAGCGTACCGGGCGAATTTAGATTTTTTTCAATTTTCTGTGATACTTTTTTTACGCCCTGGGCCACTTTACCTGCTGAAAAGTCAGGGTGAGTCATGCCGATTCGATACGCGAGTTCTGCTGGATTCGATGAGTGCATTATGGCGTTCAGCACACCGGGATCAGGGGCAATTCCCTTCCCTGGGTTCCCCTTGATTAACTCCGCTGTGTATGTCCCAAGCACACTATCATAATCACTGTACTTCTGTCTTGCTGCCGATTCCAGCGTATTCAAATACTGCTGCCGGTAATTCGCCTCAAGACCCTGAAGACGCCTGTTTACCATCTCCTCAACAGCACCGTATGTCGTCAAATCTTCTGGATCATACTGTTTTTCAAGTTCCTGTTGAACCTTCTGCTGAGGCTGCTGGCTAAACGCCATCCTCTCGAAAAACTCGCTTCTCTCTCTCTGCCTGTTTAACTCTTCCCGAACTCTCTGAAGTTCAGTTAAAACGGCCTGTTCATTCGCCGGTTCTTCCGCTGTCTGTTCATCGACAACCCCGACTTCTTCCTGGGGGACGTCCTCAACGACCTCCTCCTCGACTGACGGCGACTCAGTAATTACGCCCGTGTTTTCTTCCAAGATTATGTCTCCTTGAAATTTATATTTACCCTCTCTCCGAAGGTTTTAATTTTCCAGTTCCTTGACATTTCTGAATCTCTCTAAAACTTCAATCTGTTCAGTCTTGTCCTTAAATATATTCCCGCCGTCCTCTTTCGGGGCAACCGGGGTATCTCTCCACGCGAACCTGTTCTTCATGTTAAATATCCAGAGAGTATTATTAAACTTATTATTATGCAGGTTTTCCCTGCCCTGCGCTATCCAGAACGCTTCTGACAGCATTTTACCCTCTTCAAATGTCTCGTGATATTCAGTATAATCAACACACATCCTCGCGTGTATTTCCCTGCTGTATCCCTTCAGTCCAAACTGTCTAACTGCCTCGATAACAGACATACCGCTGCCCATGCCTTCAATAACAAGCTCTCTCCAGTTCTTCGGGAGGTCTTCAATCGTGAATTTTCTCTTCGGGCCTCCGGGCATTACTGCATCCTCCTCTGCTGTTGTTGTTGCTGTGCCATCATCTGCTGCTGCTGTTTCATCCTCGTGAGCATCTGTTCTTTCGTGCTTTTCGGTATATCCGCCAGTTCGATAATAGTCTCAGGGTCAACCTGTCCCCCGTACTGCTGATATTGCAGGAGTGCCTGAAGTGTCGCCAGGCGGTGGGTCGGAGAATCAACGGTCTCGTCAACAACAGCGTCATACCGTGAACCTTTCCTGAGTTCTTCAAAATTCTGAGGGAACGGTATGGCCGGCCCAAGAATACGCTGTATTTTACTTGTATCAAACCTGGTATTTATAATTTCAATCAACTGTCTTCCAAGACGTGTCTTCATCGCTGAAAGGTTATCAAATAACTCCTGGTGGCTGATAAGTCCCTGCTTCTGTCTGAGCTGTATGGCGATACCGGGGTCTTTCGCTTCACGCATCCCCAACAAATCAGGGTTCGCTCCGATCATCTTCATGTCTTCACCAAACGCCAATTCCAACTGCATCACGCTGTCGGGGAACGCAGGCGGCTGTATTCTCGTGAGTTCCTTTCCGGGGGTCTTCTCAATATACTTCCCCGCACCGCCTGAATTTATAGACTGAATATTATCAACAGCCCCTCTGTCTGCTATCCATCCACTCGAAGCAGTGGTATTAAGTATGTGTAGTATCTGTGATCTTCTTTTGTTCTTTTCCCTCTGCGCGTCTCTGAGTACCCGTACAATACCTGACAGTTTAATGTCCCAATCATCGTAACTTGACTCAAAAAATCCAAATATCGGGTGGAATGGGTAATCACTGGTTTCATACGGATTTTTACCATCATACGCAACAATCCTCTCTTCGATAACCGTTGACAGCCGTATTTCAGGCATCCTCTTTTTAGCAACGACATACTCAGGGTGCATCATAACGAACGCTCCCAGTGTCTCCTCGTCCCCTTCCCATACTTCCATATCTCCGGGGTTCTGGGAGTTCACCAGTACCGTCTTCGTCACATAGTCCCTGCGCCAGAGTTCCATGACCTTCAGCCTGTTCCCTGAATCATCAGGCATTTTAGGGTATTTTAATATCTCTCCGTCATCGTCAGGCCCTCCTTCGGCCTTCGCTATCTCTCCGCTTTTTTCAGGATACAGAAGTTTTAACTGGTCTTTATGTACGCGGGAGTGTCTGATTATATACGCGCAATCACTCAAATCAGGCTGTGTCATCCCGGGATCAAGAAAAAAACTAAACGGACTTTCTCTCTTTATTATAACATCACCATTCAGAATATCATAATCATACACAATACTGAGACTCAGCATCCCAAGACCGCCGATCAGCGCGTCCTTGAACGCCCCCGAAACTGCCATCTCTGCCAGCCGGTCTTTCGTCATCCATTTAATTAACTGACTGTAAACTTCAGCGATATACTCATCGCCGCCTTCTATGGGATAAATCTTTATCGCTGTCCTATTCTGCCGTTCATGCCCTGAAATCAAATCAACATTCTTCTTTATATAGTTTAAATTCAGAGCAGGTATTTTCTTTTTCAGGAGGATTTCTTCATCAGCAGCAGACCACTGTTTACTCAAATAAAATCTGTAATCTTCATCGGACTCGTCAAAATACGAACGCCACGCGGAACGTGCCTCGTGGTAATAATCACCGACCATCTGTATTACGTCTTTACTCATGCCGTCATCCAGCTTCCTGCGTTCATATTATCATTCATGTTCAACGGGTCTCCGTCAAACACCTCTCCTTTTATTACATACGACCTCGTGGGGAACGTCACTCCCATGGCCGTGTCCAGTATTCTGCTCATGGCATCCAGCACATCATCGTGAGGACTGTACGGGAACGGTATATATTCTTCCCTCACAAATACTTCAGTCAAATCCTCAATATCCCCATCTTCAGTCTTATATATCAACGATCTCGGTATTATAAATCTCCCTTTCTGAAAATACGGCTGCAACGCCTTTATCCTTTCAGTCTTCGCTGACCGGGCCTGAAGCGGGATAATATTAAAATATACTCCCTCTTCTTCCTGCATCTGATTGATATAATCAATATCAGACTGCATCCCGACCTTCTCATACCCAACGTCTTTCACTCCCCATGACTGAATCAATTCTTTCAGCTTCTGCCACTTCTGACTCATGCTCAGCCTGTCTCGTATCATATCAACCAGCCAATAATTCCTAAGTGAATCAGTTCCTATCACGCACATTACCGTGTAATCACTGCCCTTCTTTTTACTCCCCGCCGGGTCAACAACGATATACAGGTTCATGTACGGCCTGTCGCTTCTCCAGTATTTCAGCCAGTATTCCTTAAATCCCTGCATTGATTCCGCTGTCGGGTCCTGCAGCATCTGGGCTGAATATATATACTCTCCCTGTGTTTCGTACTTCTCTGTCAATTCATCTTCAGTGAGAAATACCGGAATACCGCATCGCTTCCGTACCCCCTCTTCATCAACTTCAGCAGGATATACTCTCGGCTTCCACTTCTTTTGTTTCATCAGCTCGCCGTAGGAGTCCTTAAAACTAAACCGGGTTCCGATCATCCTTTTCGTACCGTCCCTTGTACCCAGGTTCAGAGACAGCCTGAACGCGTCAGTGGCCTTTTTTACCATGTCCGGTGAGTTCACTGTCCGGTCGGTTATTATATCATCGTACACCATGACACTGAAGTGCTTGCCAATCGGTGAGGAGTCTACCAGTCCCCACGCCTCAAAACTCGCTTCAGGAAAATTTTTTTTCCTCTTTACATACAGGCCCTCGTCCTCTGACCACTTCGGCGCATCCTTGAACGGATTATCATAAAATATATCAGGGAACGCCCGGTGCAGGAGTGTGTTCTGCTCAAGTTCATGCTTAATTCTTCTGAGGTGTGATTTCGCCAGCACCCGTGTATGAGAAAATATCGCGATACGTTCTTCCGGTGATTGTAATATCTGCCATATCGGAAGAGCGAAACTGAGGATACTCGACTTAAAGTGTTCCCTGCTCCAGAGATCAATCGTGAAATTATAATCATCCTGAGACTGATATATCCTTGCTATAAGGAACGGGTGATTTACCGGCATACCGAGAACAAAATAACACAGAAAAAATAAATCCTGTTGACTCATCCATCTGACTGTTTTCAAATATCCTGCGTTATTTTTTGTCTCTTCACATTCATTGAGATACCGTGCCAGTTCAACATAATCAAACCTGTATTCATCTTCATGTATTCCCAGTTCTTTTAACTGAGGGTCTGCCGTCACAGGCTTGAATTCAAACATTCAATCTCCTCAAATGTTAGACACAACTAACATTCTTAGTCTAATCTAACAACTTTAAAAAAAAATGTCAACTATTTTTTTATTTCTTGACAAGATAGAACTATTCTACTATATTATATACAGTTAATTAACTAATCCCCGGTAGGGTGTACCTTCCTTTAACCACCGATAACCACCATCCTGCCGGGGATATAGACCAAAATGAACATGATAAACAAAATAAAAGAAATTGTATCTTACGAAGAACCCCCCAGCCCGGATTTACAGCATGCTTATATATCCCATAAATACAACAACATAACACATAATACTTTATATGGTAAAGAAATTATAGATTTAAGTGATAAACATAGAGAATTAATAATAATAGAAATTGTATCAAACTGCCAAATTGACAATTCAGAAAAGTGCTTACCATGATTGCTGGTTCTGAAACGTGCTTTTTGATGTTCCCTCGCCCCCTACGGGGCTCGGGCCCCCCCTCCCTCTAAAGCGCGCCTCTCCTCCTCAGCACTTGACCACAATAAAAATCAATTACCACAAAGCAGCAAATTATCACAGACAAAGCAAATTATCATATCTCACTACAATACAAGATACTATACCATACTATACTTATTACTTACACATACAGGAATATCCCGGCGGGAAAAAGAAATCCCCGGCAACAATACCGAGGACAATCACAAGAGGAAACCTTACTCAATGCTAATACTCCAACAATATCAATACTACCACTCATCACAACAATGTCAATTCTTTTTTGTTAGTCTCGTCTAACTTTTTGAATTTTTTTTTTAAAAAACATAACTTTTTTTATTTTTTGCTTGACAAAACCTAAGCGGTATTGTATATTATTATCATTGAGAGTGGTTACTCAATAAACAAAATCAAAAGGAAGGTACACAATGAGCACAACGCAAGCATCACAAAAAACAAGACTCTTTAACGGCTGCAGGGTTTTTATGATCCTAAAGAAGGGCCAGGAAGCTCTGGTGTCCTGCTCCAGGCAGGACGAAGAAACGAGGCTATTTTTAATGGGCCTTTTAAATGTTCGGAAAGTTATTTTCTGTTAAGCCGCCCGGTTAAGCCGTGGCCGTCAATGGCACGGCGGCGAAGTCTCAAAAATTAAAATAAGGAAGGTGCAAAATGAACGCAGTAATTAGAATCACAGAGTACTACCAAAATGATTGCCAACACCCAATGGGAATCAAGGCAACAATCGAGACATATGTCGACGAAACCGGAGGATGGGACATGATCGGCACTCCAGAGGAGTGCGAAAAATGGCTCAAGGAAGAAAATAATAAACCGAGATACCTGGGGCATGGAGTAGCAGGCTATTATCACATAATATGTACCATCGACTGGGACGATCCTGATTATCAGGCATGGCTGGATAATCAGGATTGGAACGGATGCCCGAGTGAGGACGGCGAGGATTATGACGCAAACTGTTTATGGGCGGAAAAACGAGCAATCCGGAACAAGAAAAACATGATCGTCCAGGATCAAAACGGGAGACTGTATATAGTTTCTGAAAAAAAATAATAACAAAGCCCGTGCCGGCCATCGTGGGAGGCCAACGGGCTCAGATCATTACAATACAAGTGAGAGAACCGCATGAATAAAAAAGAACTATCAGAAGCGGCCAGAATTCTGGGCCGTGCTGGAGGACTCGCGAAGTCAAAGAAGAAAGCCGAAGCCGTCAAAAAAAACGGCCGCCAGGGAGGAAGGCCGAGACAGTGGGAATACCTGGTCACAATAGGCGAGCACACTTTTTCCTTCTCGTCACGGCAGGACAGGGCAAATTTTATCCGGGACAAAGTAGTACCCAAAGGACTAAAATACAGTACATCAAAAAAAGAAATTCAATAACCATTATCACGCAGTAACTTTTTAATGGCCAGGCGGATTACTTCACTGGCCGTTATCCATTTCCCTGTTTTGTTACTCAAATCACGAGCGAGCAAATTTACTGCTTCCAGGTCTTCAACAGATATTCTTATCTTCTTTTCTTTGTCCATGACCTGTTTACCAGATGCCACCAGACTGCACAGGAGCCACGGAGAGCGTATTTATTTCAAAAACCATAGTCAGATACCCCTAAAACGAACAGGCCCTTAGAACCTGCACACTTAACATATTCTGTATTGTTCTATAATTGTACCGCCGGGGGAGCATGGACGCTGATTGTAGAACCACAGACACTTTCTTCTGAAGAATCCCCCGCTCTTTTCTATATTTTTTTATTCTGTTACCATACATTATTATCAAATAATACTATATCACATAGCAAAACAACAAAAAAAATTAAAATATCATAAAAAAATTCTTGACTAAATATCGAGATTTCGATATTATGATGAGACATAAGACAAGAATATCGGTTAAACATAAACATTTTTAGCGAGGTTTGATATGAACAATATTACATTCCGGTGTGACGAAAAAATCAAAAAAATATATAAACAATTGCTTCAGCAAAACGGAATAAAAATGAAATGGGATATGGAGCAACAGGTAATAAGACGCATTGAGGAGCTAAAACTTGAAAACAAAAAAAATAATTAAATTATATAAGCTGCTGGAGGAAATCAATGGTCGTAATGCTGAAAACACCACAACAAAAACAAATTCATCTGAGAGGAGAACGGAACATCAGTATGACACACAAGAAAATACCATCATGGTGTAGTGCCTGCACTCGCCTGTATTATGACGGACAAACAGCACTCTGCCTGGAATCAGGCGAGGACGTACCATGGGACAGGATGGATTGTCCTATATGGGATTATTTAGAAGAGGAGTTCGGAGATGAGCCGGTTGACTATTGATGATCTGAAAGCTATGGAGCCGGGTGAAATATTTGCCAAAGGATATGACAACCGACAGCTATGGGTAGCCGTCCGGGGGAATCACTGGGACTGGGCCATATACGCCAGTGATGAAGATATGTCGTGGGATGACATATCACGCCGGGGAGAAAAAATATACAACGAATCGGCAATACGTTCTCTTGTTCCCTGCTCGGAAGAAGCATGGAAAAAGTACAGACAATAAAATGCCCGCTCTGCCGGTCGGTACTGGTGAGAAATGAGATAAAGAAATGTATTTTATATAGCTGTCCGAAGTGCAGTTATATCGAGAGGTATGAACATGAGTGACAACAACATAAAACTATCTAATATTTTTTCCGATGGGTACGGTATCATCCCCAAAAAACTTATGCAGTCAAAAAATATCAGCATCTATGAAAAGTGTATTCTTGCATATATGCTGAGTTTCACTGGGGCCGGGGATACCTGTTTTCCATCTTACAAAAGAATATCTGAAGACCTTAAAATAAGCGAGCCAACCATATCAAAGGCTCTCAAGAAACTATTGGGCCTCGGATATATCTCGATAAGCAAAAGATTCAAAGACAGCTTAAAAACCAATAACGAGTACAAACTATTATTTCTCGGAGACTCATCGGTACTTAACGATGTTAAGTCAGGTACTAAACCAGATTTAGTTACCGTACTTAACGACGTTAAGTGTAATAATAACAGTATTAATAATAACAATAATAATAACATAGTCAATTCCCCCGAAAAATTGGAAGAGGGAATTGTAACACCCCCGGCAAAAAAGAAAGCCGGGGTTGTTACTAATGACGAATATACTAAAATAGCCGTCCAGTTTCACAAGCTCCTGTACGAATTATCGCCCGAAAAGCACCCCAGTAATCCCAGCAAATCAGTGATAAATAAAACCAGGGGATGCTTCTACACCATGGTAAACAAAGAAAGTTATGGAGATATGGCAAAACTGAAAACTGTGCTCAGATATGCTTTTTCTTCTATGTATTGGCAGCCACGGATTAAGAACGCCTGGAACTTTAAACACTTCTGGCCTGAAATCGTGGAGAGTATGGAACGTGAAGAGTCTGAAATATGAATAGAAAATGGAAATGTAAATACTGCGGAGAGACCCATCTTTCTAAGATGAGCAGCCGCACCATTTGTCACAAGTGCCACAATGAAAAATACAAAAAGACAGATTATAGCCGTGAGTACATGGCTTTTAGAAGATGGCTGAACGGCGGCCCGGATAATTTTTTACTGGGGCCAAAAATATGATTAAAAATTACCTGAGAGGAAAAGTGGCGTTCAAGGAAGTGCGAAGACCTTCTGGACTCCAGGCGATATTCCCCTGCCCGAAGTGCGGCGATAAAGACTTTGCCGTCAGCCTTGAAACTGGAGCCTATAAATGTTTCAGCGAGAATAAGTGCGGAATCAAGGGAAGCTATAACCAGTTGAGGGAATTATTCGGCGATACGCCTGAAAAGAAAAAAGATTATTTTCTACCTCAACCGAAGAAGCAATATAAAAAACCGGAGGAAAAACAAACTGACCTGAATGATGCAGCTTTACAGTATTTGAAAAACAGGGGTGTTAATCGAGACACTGCTGCAAAATTCAGGCTCAGTTCCTCCGGTGATACTCTTATAATGCCGTCGTACAGGGACGGTAAACTTGTCACTGTTAAATACAGATCGATCAAAGAAAAGAAATTCTGGAATGAACCAGAAACAGAACCAATTCTTTTCGGCATGGATACCATTTTACCATCAGAAAAACTTTTAATCGTTGAGGGTCACTTCGATGCTATGGCAATGGACGTGTACGGAACACCGGCTGTATCAGTGCCGAACGGCGTGTCTGATACCCAGTGGATAGAACTCTGTTGGGACTGGCTGGATAAGTTCGAGAAAATATATCTCTGCTTTGATAATGACCCTGCCGGACAAAGCGCCATACTGGACATCGCAACACGCCTCGGTAGACACAGGTGTTACAGTGTTATTTTGCCATTCAAAGACGCGAATGATTGTCTTATGGCAGATGTATCTCACGAAGAAATTTTACAGGCATTTAATACGGCACATGAATTTACTCACGAGAATATTGTTCCGGCTGATTATTTTGCAGATGAAATACTGAAATCATACAATGACAGAGAAAAGAATATCGGAGTGCCGACATCATTCTCCGGCCTGAATAAGATTATCAAAGGCTGGAGGTCTGGAGAGTTCACAGTCTGGACTGGCAACAACGGAGCAGGAAAGACAACCGCAATAAACATTGAGGCATTGAACCTGTTTAAAACAGATCATCGGTGTTGTATAGCATCACTTGAGATGCCGCCAGTCAGGTATCTTCGCTGGATGATACTGCAAAACTATGGTCATTATCCTTCAGAAGCTAAAATTGCCGAGTTCATGGCACGGTATGGAGATAAGCTATATATATTTAACAGCACAAGATCAATTACACCAGATATTTTATTTGATGCCTTTTCTTTCGCTGCGAGGAAATATAATGTAAAATACTTTTTTCTTGATTCACTGATGAAAATCAAATTTGGAAAAGAGGAATACAAGGAGCAGAAAGAATTCTGTGCTGATATAAAAGGATTCTGTGAGGAACACCGCTGTCATTTCCACATGGTCGCACACCCGCGCAAGGGACAGGCAGATACCAGAGACCCGGATAAAATGGATGTCGCCGGTTCAGGTCATATCACCGACCTTGCAGATAATGTTGTCGCCCTCTGGAGGGCAGACCAGTCAACATTTGAAAAGCAGGGATTTAATACAAAATTGACCGTAAAGAAAAACCGTGAGTACGGGATCGAGGGAAGTGTTTTCTTCACGTTTGATGAAACAAACAAGCAATTAACTGAGATTGAAAATTTTCAATGGAAAAAGACCACAAGGAAAGTTTCAAATCCAGAATATTTTCAGGACTAAATAAAATTATAGGAGGTTCCCGATGGGAATTGAACAGGACATTAAAACAATTATCACACTGCTGGAGTCTATCGCAGGAAAAAAGGCAGCAGCACAGATAGAGACAGCGTTCAGCGGAGCTGGTATCCCGGCAGCCACAACCGATTTCGCAACGATCAAATCAACAATACCGTCTTTGTCTAAAGACCAGATAAATCAATGGTCTGTGATGTGTATTGAAAAAGCAGTCAGCGACAAGCAAAAGGGAGCAATAGCTAAAATATTTAAAACAGCCCTGGGGGGACAATGAAAATAACAAACAATTACAATCTCCCTCAGAGTATTGTTAATGCAATAAGTTTCGATGAGCGCGTCCCGAAAGAAAATTATATATCAGTCACCAGACTAATAGATTCTCCACTCATCCACCAGCTTATGAAAGAACATTGGGACGACATCAAGCAGGATGCGTCAAGTATGCTATGGTCACTGCTCGGTAAGGCCGTACATTATGTACTCGATAATTTTATGTATGAAATAAAAGAATATGAGGCATCAGATGAAGATATTATCAAGATTGAAAATATTTTATCTAAAGCATCGCAACAAATACTGGACTGAGCGCAGATTTAATCATGAAGTAGACGGATGGATTGTTAGCGGTCAGCCGGATTTATACAATGATGGTGTTATTGAAGATTACAAGGTAACATCATACTGGGTGTTTCTAAACGGCGTCAAGCCTGAATGGGAACGTCAGCTAAACGTCTACGCCTGGGGTACACGCAAGGACGGATACGATGTCACCGGGCTTAAGATTCACGCAATACTGAGAGACTGGCAGCAGGGTAAAATTTATGAATCAGGTTATCCGTCAATACCGTTCGTGACGTATGATGTTCCGCTCTGGACATTTGAGGAACAGGAAGCGTATGTTCGCGAACGAGTCAGGATACACAAAGAACCTGCCGGACAATGCACTTCCGAAGAGCGATGGGCACGGGCTGATACATGGGCTGTCAAAAAACTTGGACGTAAATCGGCAATAAGGGTATTCGATAGTCAGTCAGAAGCAATGACGTATTTCAATAAAACATTCAGAGTACCGTCAGAAATGAATAATCATTATATTAAAAAACGTCCAGGCAAAAACGCAAGGTGCGAAGGTTATTGTCAGGTGTCAGAATTTTGTCCGTATTACAAAAAGGAGACTGTTGATGAAATTGAACCTGGTATTTAAAGAGATCGTGCTGGAAGATGTTGGATTGAAATCGTTTTTTCCGGTTTATCCCTCTGACATTGATAAGACTGCAAAAATGCAGCCAGGTGAGATCAGACTGCTGGAGATTAAAAATCCAAGAAACCTGAAACATCATAACAAGTTTATGGCAATGATACGCATGACTGTTGATAATTCTGATGACTGGAGAAACGAGGAACATCTTTTGTTTTATATTAAAACATTACTCGGATATGGCGAGTATGTAAAGTTTAAAACAAACATGGTTTTTATTCCTTCATCAATCAGTTTTGAGTCAATGGAGCAGCAGGATTTTGAAGAAAAAATTTATAATCCCGGTATAAAAATACTCGCTGATATTCTCGGTATAACACCGTTGGATATTGAATCGAATTACGACAGGTATTTGTAAGTACTGGAATTATCAGGAGTTATGAGATGAATATATATTTAGTGGCAGGGGCAGAAGTTGATGTTGACGGCTACAGACCGGGACGGCCAGCGCCGGTTTGCAGCAATCCGTCAAGCCCTGCATATAGTGATCCAGGTGATAATCCTGAGTTCGATGATTATAAATTAACAGTGTCAATTGAAGGGCATACAATTGATATTACTGATAAAATAACCGAAGAACTCGATAAAAAAATTACTGAAATAATTTTTCAAAAAGGAGAAGAAGAATGCTAATACCAAAACAAATTATTATAGAAAATACAACAGCCTGTAATCTCAAGTGCCGATATTGTCCCGGACTTGGAACCGAATCAATACACATGGATTTTGATTATTTTAAAAGTATAATTGACAGAGTAAATTTTGATACTACAATAGTTCCATGGTGCAATGGAGAACCGTTGCTTCATCCGCATTATCCTGAAATGCTTGAGTGCATTGAAGGAAAAAAATTACGATATTATATCACAACAAACGGTATGCTGTTTAGACGTGAAGTGTTTGATATTCTGACCAGAAAAAATTCATCATGTTATCAGGTTATTTTTTCTCTTGATGGACTCCCCGGTTCAAACAGTGTTAATCTTGCCCGTTCCGGCACCGACATTCATAAAGTTTTTAATACAATTATATCTGTTATTGAACTCAAAAAAATCAATAACGCGAAACTTGATATTGCCGTGAAAATATGTAGGCGGGGACAGGACTATCAGGAAATTGAAGAGTACGTTTCTTATTGGCTCAAGAAAGGTGTCGATTTTGTTATTGTCGGTGACGCATTAATTGAAGATAAAAACCCGAAAGGTTTTAGAAGGTATCCCTGTCAATATAGTGATAATAACTTTATGGTCATTAAGGTAGATGGAAGATTAGTACGATGCGCGTATAATGATGCAGCCACTAATGATCCAAAATATTCATTCGGTATTGTTGATAAAAAGACTGACCTTTTGAAACTGTATAACGGAAAGAAGATAACAGAGTTCAGAGAGCAGCAGAACAATGGTAAATTTCCAGAGCCGTGTGATACTTGTGGAATAAGCTATACCGGAACTGGATTCCGCGGCGAGATACAATTTAGAAACCCTGATCTTCTTCAGCATAAAATATATTATCAGAAAGATTATTATAATTCATTTTTTTCTCTAAAAAGAAAATGGAAAAAACCAGAGTATTACAAACCGGGATTCAGTGAAAAAATCACATGAGGAGGTCTCCCTGCTGTCAGGCATGGTATTACGAAAAATGGCATGGGAATGTTTTATACGAACACTGTGGAAGGTGTTTTAAAATAATAAATAAAATTGGGAGAATAATTCGGTATGATAAAATTAATAAAAAAATTCTGGAAATGGAGGACAGGCAATGAGGAGCTTAAAAAGAGAATCGAATTCTGGAAAAATTTCAAAAAGATTTAAAGACTGGTTTAATAGAGACATCGAACTTGAACTACATAAACGCTACTGGATAATGAAATATGGCAAAGAAAATAACAGAAGAAACAAGGATTAAACGTGAAATCAAAGAATACTTGTCTGCCATGGGATGGTTTCACTTTCCGATTACTCAGGGTCTCGGAAGTTATCACGGTATTCCTGATATTATTGCTTGTAAAAACGGACAGGTTTTGTTCATCGAAGTCAAAACTGCTAAAGGCCGGCTGTCTGATTATCAAAAAATTTTTCAGCAGAACATTGAGGAGCATGGAGGATGCTATGTCGTTGCAAGAGGATATAAAAGCCTGGAACCATTTATGTGAAATATGCCACAACCGGCAGGCAACGCAAAGACATCATAAATTTTCACAAACAAAACAGAATAGGAAAAAATATGGAAAATTGCTGGATGAAAGATTTAATATTTTATATGTATGTGCTGACTGCCATAGTAGTCATGCTAAAATTACTGACGAACATAGATTGACCGAACAGCAGTTTATTAATTTGGTGCGTAAATTAACTGAACAGGGTAACGGAAGTTTGCGAAGCAAATTTACGTGAGCGATAGCGAACCCGTTACCCGTTGTTAAGTGATGTAATTTTGCGATATTAACAGGAGGATTATTATGATGACACAAAGCGGGCCGGTATGCGATATTTGCGGTAAATATATTTTACCGATAGGCGATGAACGGGTACATGGCTTCAGGATTAAAGGCATTGACGCTGATATGGTTTGTGACAACGGATGTAAAATAATATTAGATAAAGCAATAGAAATTCAGGACTGGAAAGTATTACCGGAAGGCCCGCTTCGTAAGGCTTTTTCGGATGCAACGAGTTGAGCAAAATTATTTCACTTAACAGATACGGCATAGACGAAGGAGGATAGAATGGAAATATGTAAATCACACATGGAATGTTTTACAAAGATATGTAGTTTATGTAAGGATTATGAGCCTCTATCGTCTTATGCCGTGTTAGGTGATGCGGCGGAGCTACAAGAGGAGTTGGCCGCCTTTACACATAGCCAATGGTCTGGATGGATGATGTATTTATTTAGCAAATGCAAGAGCACGACTGACGGCAAAGATAATGTCAGTATGATTATTCCGAAATGGGCAGTAGATAGGTGGAGGCGACAAATGAATACTGAATATAAAGACTTACCAGAGGAAGAAAAGGAAAGCAACAAACAAGAGGCGGCCAAGATGATGCAAATAATTATCAGCCGTTTCGCCTAACATGCAGAGCTAAACGACGTGGCGAAGCCATGTAGCGAAGCGGCGTTTAGCGAGTGTTAAGTGAAGTTGCCGACATGACAGCAACAAGGGAGTGAATATGAAATAACTGCGGTTGAAATTGATGAAAATATAGCAAATATTTATAAATATTTTTACCCAACTGACACGGTAGTTGTTGACGATGCCCACGAGTATTTATTAAATAATTTTAAGGGATTTGACTTTATATGGAGTTCTCCACCGTGTCCAAGCCATAGCAGGGCAAGTCTTTCCCTTGCTGGTCATAATGTTTATAGATTCCCAGATATGAAATTATATGAAGAGATAATATTTTTGAAACAGTTTTTTAAAGGGAAATATGTTATTGAAAATGTGATACCATATTATGATGTATTAGTTCATCCGACAATTGAGATAGATAGACACTTGTTTTGGAGTAACTTTGATATTACATATATTGATGTCAAAAGGCATTACAATGTAAATAGAGCAACAAAGGAAATGCTGTCAGAACATCACGGTATAGTATTGCCTGAGTCTGCAAAGGATAAGAGGAAGTTATTAAGGAATTGCGTTACGCCATCTGTAGGATTGCATATATTGAATTGTGCAAATAATATCTTTAGCGAGGCACGGATGCCGAGCCTATTTGAAAAGGTCGGCAATTTCATATAACATTCATAGGTGCGCGATGCGCGCAGCGTTTCGCGTACCGAGTGTTATATGCTGTGCCGGGATTGATAGAATAAAGGCGGTGGAGGCCACGGATGTACGGAGCCGAATGAAATAGGATGAAGCTAATTAGAGTGTTTCCACGAAAGACAAACGCAACGCCTGACGACGAAGGTGTGCGGTTTACCGAGCCGGGATTATTTGACGAGGCCGACGAAGTGCGTGTATCCGTTACATGGACATGGGACAAGCAGAGAGGGGAAGAACTGGCCGGGGCGTGGAGAGCCGTTACAGATAAGATTATGATCGGTGGCCCTGCTTATGATGATCCGGGCGGTGAATTTGAGCCGGGAATGTATGTCAAAAAAGGGTATGTTATGACGAGCCGTGGCTGCCCGAATAAGTGCTGGTTCTGTTCTGTTCCGAAGCGCGAAGGGAACATTAGGGAGCTTGAAATAAAAGACGGGTATAATATTCTTGATAGTAATTTGCTGGCCTGTTCGCCTGATCATATCACGGGTGTGTTTAATATGTTGAAGCGACAGAAAGATAAGCCAAGGTTCACCGGAGGACTTGAAGCGGCACGGATGAAGCCGTGGATTGCCGATCAGTTAAGGGAGTTGAAGCCGCACGTTGCATATTTTGCGTATGACACACCGGACGATTACGAACCGCTTGTTGATGCGGTTAAAATGTTACGGGATGCAGGGGCTATGTATGATCGGGTTTATTCGTGCTATGTTCTGATAGGATATGGGGGTGACACGATAGAGAAGGCCGAAAAACGACTACAACAGGTTTTAACGCTGGATGTCATGCCGATGGCTATGCTATTCAATAAGGCCGATGGCAGGGAAGATCGTAGTAAATGGATTAAATTTCAGCGTGAGTATGCTAACCGGATTATTGTTGGTTCTAAATTAACCGCCGCCAGGACGGCGGCGCATAAGGGCGCGAATTGCATATAACATGCAGAGCTAAACGACGTGGCGAAGCCATGTAGCGAAGCGGCGTTTAGCGAGTGTTAAGTGAAGTTGCCGACATGACAGCAACAAGGGAGTGAA